CGGGACGTTCCTGCGCGAATAAGTATGCTATATTCATCACAATCCATCGCAGAATGGACATTTCGGCTGGTTCCTTTCGGGGAACGGGGATCGTACCGTAAATGTGTGGCATTGCAGGATTTACCCGTCTAAACAGAACGGCGGACAGGGGCGTAGCCCATCGAATCACGGAAGCGTTGTACCACCGCGGTCCGGATCAGCAAGGCGTTTTTGAGGGCAGCGAAGCTACGCTTTGCGCCGTCCGCCTGAAGATTATCGATCTGGGCGGCGGCGACCAGCCGTTCGTCAGCGAAGATCGCGATACGGCCGTTGCGTTCAACGGCGAAATCTATAATCACCTGGAAGTACGGGCGGAGCTAGAGGCGTTGGGCCACCGGTTCCGGTCGCATTGCGATACCGAGACCGTGCTGCGCGCGTTCCTGCAATGGGACACGGCGTGCTTCACGCGGCTGCGCGGGATGTTCGCGGCGGCATTCTGGACGGAGTCGCGCAAGCGGTTGGTGCTGGTGCGCGACCGCATGGGGATCAAGCCGCTGTACTACTACCGTCGAGGCAGCGACGTATACTTCGGCAGCGAGTTGAAGGCGATTCTGGAACATTCGGAGATCCCGAGGCGGTTGGATTTGAAGGCCCTGGACCTCTTCCTTTCGGTGAACTACGTGCCGGGGTCGCAGAGCCTGATGGAAGGCATCCGCAAGGTGCCGGCGGGATCGTTTCTGGAATGGCGTCACGGAAAACTGTCGCTGGAGTCGTGGTGGACTGCGCCGGTGGGCGATACACGGCGGATTTCGGCGGAAGACGCGAAGGCCGAACTGGACGTTCTGCTGCGGGACGCGGTGCGGGAACACCTGGTGTCGGACGTGCCGCTGGGAGTCTGGGCGTCGGGCGGCCTGGATTCGTCGACCGTGCTGCATTATGCGGCGGAGCAGACGGCTGGGCGGCTGAAGACATTCTCGGTGTCGTTTGCCGGGCGAAGTTTCGACGAGAGTCCTTACTTCCGCGAGATCGCAAAGATCTATGGGACGGACCATCATGAGTTCGACCTGAATCCGGAAGTGGAATTGACCAGCGCGATTCAGGATTTCGCTTATTATTCGGACGAGCCGAGCGCGGATGCGGGAGCGCTGCCGGTTTGGTTTCTTTCGCGGATGAGCCGCCGGCATGTGACGGTGGCGCTTTCCGGCGAGGGCGCGGACGAGTTATTCGGCGGGTATCTGACCTATGTGGCGGACCGGCTGGTGCGGCCGTTCCGAGCGATTCCGGGCGGCATTCGCGGCTTGATGCGCGGGGCGCTGGACCGGTTTCTGCCGGTTTCCGACGATAAGATCAGTCTGGAATACAAGCTGAAGCGCTGGCTGGACGGCAGCCGGCTGCATCCGGACGAGGCGCATTTCTTCTGGAACGGCACGTTTTCGAATCAGCAGCGGCAGCAGATCAAGCCGGGGTCGAACGGGAGCGGGCTGCGGGAATTGGTGGCAGGGCTGGGGTTGGCGGAACGCGGCGTGCTGGACCGGTATTTGCGCGTGGACCAGAATTACTACCTGGCTGACGACATTCTGTACAAGACTGACCGGATGAGCATGGCGCATTCGCTGGAAGTGCGGCCGCCGTTTCTGGATCACCGGATTGTGGAGTTTGCGGCTTCCCTGCCGCAGCGGTTGAAGATCCGCGGATTCCAGCAGAAATACATTCTGAAAGAACTGATGCGCGGCAAACTTCCGGAGACGATCCTGAACCGGAAGAAGACGGGCTTCGATATACCGACGCACGACTGGTTCCGCGGACCGCTGCGGAGTCTGCTGATGGATACGCTGACGGACGACGCGATACAGGCGACGGGCATTTTCGATGCACGAGCAATACACACGCTGATACGCGATCATATGGAGAGGCGTATCAATGTCGGATATCACTTATGGGGTCTGCTGACGCTGTTCCTGTGGATGAAGCGATGGAAGGTGGAGATTCTTCCTCCCGAGGCAAGAGCGCAGACGGATCCGGCTCAGGTGCTAGTTACCAGTTAATCGTCGCGCTAGTGGCGGCGTTGATTTTCGTCGGCTGCATCATCAGTCCACCGTCGCTGATGGATGACGTGGACGCGGTGCAGGCGCAGATTGCGCGTAACATGCTGCAATCGGGCGACTGGGTGACGGCGCGTCTGGACGGCGTCGCGTACCTGGAAAAATCCCCCCTCAAATACTGGATGATGGCGGTGAGCTACGAGATATTCGGAGTTCACGACTGGGCGGCACGCATACCGATTGCGCTGGCGACGGTGCTGCTGTGCTGGGTAACGGCGCAATTCGGGTCGTGGGCCTTCGGACGTCGGGCAGGCAGGTATTGCGGGCTGGTGCTGGCGACGTGCGTGGGGCTGTTTCTATTCACGCGGATCCTGATTCCGGACGTGATTCTGACTCTGATGGTGACGCTGACGCTCTGGGGATTACTGCGCGCGCTGGAAGAAGGCGAGCCGCATCCGACCTGGTGGGCGTTGGGAATGTGGGCAGCGATGGGCACGGGACTGCTGCTGAAGGGATTGATTGCGGCGGTATTCCCGGTGGCGGCGGGGCTGCTGTATCTATTTCTGACCCGCCAACTATTCCAGCGGAGGACGTGGAGACTGCTGCGGCCGTTCACTGGGATGGCGCTGCTCCTGCTGATCGCGGCGCCCTGGCATGTGCTGGCGACGCTGCGGAATCCTCCGTACCTGGACTTCACGATGCACAGCGAGAGGGGCTCGTATCACGGGTTCTTCTGGTTCTATTTCATGAACGAGCATGTGCTGCGGTTCTTGAACATGCGGTATCCGCGGGACTACAACACGGTGCCTCGTTTGTACTTCTGGTTGTTCCATTTGTTGTGGCTCTTTCCGTGGAGTGTGTATCTTCCGGCGACGTTGAAGTTGAGTTACAGAAAGCCGGACCGGGCGTCGCGAGTGCGGCTGATGGCGCTGTGTTGGGCGGGCTTCATCCTGACCTTCTTCACGTTTTCGACGACGCAGGAGTATTACTCCATGCCGTGCTATCCGGCGCTGGCGCTGCTGCTGGGATCGGCAATCGCCGGCGGGTCGGCGATGCTGACGTGGGGGACGAAGGCGATCGCGGTGGTGGCGACGCTGGCGGCGTCGGTAATCGCTGCGATTCTGTGGCTGGTGCGAGGGATGGCGGCTCCGGGGGACATCTCGGCGGCGCTGAGTTCGAATCCGGATTTGTACACGTTGTCGCTGGGTCACATGGCGGACCTGACATTGCAGGCTTTCGCATACCTGCGATTGCCTCTGGCGGTCGCCGGGGTGGCGTTCGCGGTGGGCGCGGTGGGGGCGTGGCGAAAAAAACAGGGCGCGTGTCCTACGCTGGCGCTGACCGTGATGATGGTGCTGTTCTTCCATGCGGCGCGACTGGCGCTGGTGGTGTTCGACCCTTACATGGCGTCGCGTCCCCTGGCCGAAGCCCTGCTGCAGGCTCCGGCGGGCGAGTTGATTGTGGACGATCAGTACTACACATTCTCGTCGGTCTTCTTCTACACCAACCGGCGGGCACTGCTGTTGAACGGTCGCGTGAACAACCTGGTCTACGGATCTTATGCTCCCGATGCTCCGCAAGGCGTATTCATCGACGATCACGACCTAGGTCAGCGCTGGCCGCAGGCGCAACGCCTGTACTTACTGGCAGAGGGTCCGCAGGTGCCGCGACTGGAGAAGGCGGTAGGTAAGGACGCACTCTATATCGTCAAATCGAGCGGCGGCAAATTCCTGTTCACAAACAAACGATAATTATGTTCGACTTGTTTTCAATCACTTAGGACGGTACCGGGGGTTGACGAGCCGGGGCCGATGTTAGGCTGAAGTTGGTAAGAGGTTGTGGGGCTCCGCAGAAATTTGCGGGGCCCCTTTTTTATTGGAAAAACGACGTCTAGTCAAGTCGAGCAGCCGACAACTCGCAGTCACCAACAAACAATAATTTTGTTTAACTTGTTTTCAATTACTTAGCCGCCTAAGTGGGCTTGACGAGCGAAGGCGGATGTTAGGCTGAAGTTGGTAAGAGGTTGTGGGGCTCCGCGGAAGTTTGCGGGGCCCTTTTTTTATTGGAGAAACGATGACTCAAGAAACGACGACAAATCGCACTGCCGAAGAATGCAAGAGCTGCGAGAACTGGGGAGACGTCCGGAATCCGGTCCGGGTCCACACGGTGTTCAACACGTTGATGGACAAGATTGAGAACCGGGTCATGGACGTTGAGTTCAAGGCGACCACTAGCGACCTGATGCGGGTCTGGGACGCCGTGCAGACGATGGATCCGGAACCCAACAGGTCCGGGGGAGGGATGCTGCAATGGGCGGAACCGGGGGAAACACAAAATTAATACCGTACAAGGCTCTGCCGTCGCAGAAAGCGTTTCACGATTGTCCTTCGATGTTCAAGGGCTTTTCCGGGCCGATCGGCAGCGGGAAAAGTCAGGCGCTTTGCCAGGAGGCGATCAAGCTGAGCTTTGTAAATCAGGGCAGGACGGGGCTCCTGGGTGCTCCGACTTACCCAATGTTACGGGATGCCACGCAGTCCACTTTGTTGGAAATACTGTACGGCGCCGACATACCGTTCGAGCACAATAAGTCGGAAAACACGATTGTGTTCCCGGGTACGGGATCGAAGATCCTGCTGCGGGCGGTAGACGAGTTTGAAAGGCTGCGCGGAACGAACCTGGCATGGTTCGGACTGGACGAATTGACGTACACGCAAGAGGCCTCGTGGCTCCGGTTGGAGGGCCGCTTGCGGGATCCGAAGGCGACCCGCCTGTGCGGATTCGCGGTGTGGACGCCAAAGGGATTCGACTGGGTCTACAAGAAGTTCATCGCGCTGGACAAACCCGACGGGTACGCAGCCATTCGGGCGCGGGCAAATGAAAACCGTTACCTACTGGACAAGCTGCCCAGTTTCTACAGCAACCTCCAGAGAAGCTACGACGATAAGTTCTACCGGCAGGAAGTGCTAGGCGAATATCTCAGCCTGACGGGCGGGACGGTCTACTCGTCATTCTCGCGCGAGCAGAACGTGCAGCCACTAGAGATCGAGCGGCGGCTTCCGCTGTTTTGGACGCTCGACTTCAATGTCGACCCGATGAGTTCGCTGGTGGCGCAGAAGTCGGGTAACAAGGTGCGGATCTTGGACGAGATTGTGATTCGCAACGCCACGACCCGAGACGCGTGCGAGGAATTCCTCAAGCGATTCGGCAGTCACGAGGCGGAGATTGTGGTGTACGGAGACGCTTCCGGCAATCAGCACCAGACTACTGGGTCGACCGATTACGAGATGATCCGGGAACACTTCGCGGTGGCGTCGAACTTAGCGGTGAGATACGAGGTGCCGAAGAGTAATCCGGGGGTACGCGACCGGATCAACCTGACTAACTCAAAGCTGCGGTCGGCGGCGGGGGAGGTGCACCTGGTGGTGGATCCGAAATGCAAGGAACTGATTAAGGACTTCGAGCAGGTGTCGTACAAGACGGAGAGTCCCGTGATCGATAAGGACAGGGACCGGCACAGGACGCACCTTTCGGACGCCTTGGGATACCTCTTGTGGCAGGAATACCGGCCGATGGTGAAGATTGGCGAGCGCCGGGGGAGAATACTTTGATCATACAAACGATTAACCGGGAGCATCCGGAGTACATCGCAAAGAAAGCGATGTGGAGTAAGTACAAAGACCTCTACGCGGGCGGAGAGCAACTGCGGGAGCGCGCCTCGGAATACCTGGTGCGACGACATCGGGAGCCCGGCGAGGTCTACATGGAGCGGTTGAGCCGGGTCTTCTACCAGAACTATGTCGGCTCGATCACGGACTGGTACGCGGCCACCCTGATGCATCGCGAGCCCTCTTTCATGTTGGAAGGCAACGACGCGGCGGCGAAAGGCTTCTTCAACACGCTGGCTCACAACTGCGACTTGAAGGGGACAAGCCTGAGCGAGTTCTTCCGGCAGCGTTTCGTGGATGCGCTGGTGTGCGGCAGCAGCTTTGTGGCTGTCGATTTTCCGCGGGTCAGCGGAACGGTGTTGAGCCGGGCGGAAGAAGACGCTGCGGGCATGTCGCGCGCTTACCTGATGGGCTACGACGCGGACGAGGTCATCAACTGGAATTACGACCAAAGCGGCAGTCTGGAGTGGATCGTAATCCGGACGCACTGTTTGCAGCAGTCGAAGGTCACGGACGCGAAGTGGGAGAAGGAGACGCGGTGGATCTATTATGACCGCGAGAATTTCCAACTCTTCCGCAAGACCGGAGAAGACAGCGGCATCGAGCTGGTCGACGAGGGTCGTCACGGGTTGGCGTCGCTGCAGCGGGTTCCGGTATTTCAGCTGAAGGTGCTGGACGGGCTGTGGCTGATGAATAAGGCGGCGCTGCTGCAGTTGGAACACTTCAATAAGTCGAACGCGCTCTCGTGGGCGCTGACGATGGGATTGTTCGCCACACCGGTGGTTTATTCCGACAAGGAGTGGAACCAGGTGGTGGGGGAATCTTACTACATCCAGTTAGGCGCCGGCGACCGTTTCGGATGGACGGAGCCCGAGGGCAAGGTCTATCAAATTGCGGCGAACAACCTGGAGAGTTTGAAAGACGAGATCTATCGCGTCTGCTACCTGATGAATCAGGCGGGCGGGACCAGCGAACGCCAATCGGGATTGAGCAAACAACTGGACTTCGGCACCACCGAAGAGGTGCTGCGGGCTTTCGGCACGATGGTGAAAGATGCCATGAAACAGGTGCTGTGGGCCATCACGGCGGCGCGCCAGGACGGTCTGACGATCGACGTGGCGGGGCTGGATGAGTTCGATATCGACGAATTCGGCACGGAACTGGACGATGCCCGGAAGCTTCTGGAACTCGGGATCGGGTCGGACACCCTGCGGAAGCAGGTATTCAAGCGGCTGGCGCTGAAGTATCTGTGCGATGCGCGGCAGGAAGTGAAGAACAAAGTCGCCGAGGAAATCGAGAGCCAGCCGCGATAGGTTGTGCAAAGGGCTTAAGGAGGAGTATGGAAGGACTCGATATACAAACGATTGTAAGACAGGCCGTTCAGGAGTTCGTAAGTAACGAACATACCAAGAACGAACCGGCTTACAAGGCGGAGTTACAGGAAGAACGCAAGCGCCGGGAGCAGATGGAACGGCGGTTGAACGAGCTGGTGGAAGAGAACAAGCGCAGCCGGAAAGCGGCTGAAGATGCAGAACGCGGCTCGGCCGTGAGAGCGGAACTGCAGCGGTTGGGCGTTGCCAAAATCGACCTTGCGTTTAAGGCGGTGCAGGATAGCATCGCACGAAGCGAAGATGGCAGGTTCGTGGATCGGGGCGACAGCGGTGAGGTTTCCATGAAGGAATACCTGACCGGGTTCGTCAACGAAAATCCCGAGCTTCTGCCGGCGCGGATTCCGGGTGGTACCGGGATGACCGCAACCCTGAAGGCACCGGCGACGGGGAACGAAACGGTGAGCATCGAGCGGATTCGTCCGGGGATGAGCGCTGAAGAAATGCAGCGCGTGCGCGAGGAAATCGTGCGCGTGGCGTCACAGAGCCTGAAGGGCTTCTAGTTTTCCCAGACCGGTAAACGGTCAAATCACAAACATAGAAAGTCAAGGAGAAAGAATGTCAGCTATTACCTCGAGTAACGTTGCGAATGCGATTGTCAAGTTGGTGGCGGCCGATGCGCTGCCGGTTTTGGTGGGGAACCTCGTGATGGGGAACCTGGTGAATCGCGATTACGAGCCGGCACTGGCGAATGCCGGAGACACGATCAACGTGCCGATTCCGCCGACGATGATCGCCAACAACATCCTGGAAGGCGGCACGGTGACTCCGCAGAATCCCAGCCTGGGGAATGCGCAAATCGTCCTGAACACGCACGCTGAGGCGACTTTCCAGATTCCCGATATCACCAAGGTGCTGGCGGTGCCGGACCTGCTGAAGATCTACATGCAGCCGGCGGTGGCGGCCATCGCCCAGAAGATCGAAAGCGACCTGATGAATCTGTACGTGGGCCTGGACGCCAATGCGCCGGTGGGTACGGCGGGGAGTCCGATCACGGAAGCGACGATCGACGCGGCGGAGACGGCTCTGTTCCTGGCGAAAGTTCCGCCGAGCGAACCGAAGTTCATGGTGGTCGACGCGGCCACTTACTCGGCCTGGCGGCAGATTCCGCGGTTCAGCGAATTCCAGACGGCGGGCGACGCCGGTCTGCGGACGCTGGTGGACGGCTCGGTGGGCAAGATCAAGGACTTCTACCTGTTCCGCTCGCAATTCGTGCAGAAGACCGGAAGCAGTCCGGTGACCACCCATAACATGGCGTTCACGAAGGACGCTTTGGGCCTGGTGATTCGCCGCCTGCCGCAGCCTCTGCCGGGAACGGGCGCAATCGCGGAGTACGCCGAGTTGGGCAACTTCGGGATGCGCGTGGTGATGAGCTACCAGCCGAATACGCTGGCTCAGCAGTTCACCGTGGACGTGCTGTACGGCTGCGGCGTGCTGCGCAAGACGTCGGGCGTGCAGGTCAACACCTAGGAAGAAGTCAGAAGACAGAAGTCAGGAGCAAGAAGTGTGGAGTAAGTGGTGCGGGGCAGCTTTCGGGCTGCCCCGTAACTACTTAGAGGAGAAGATATGGATCTCAGAGCGTATTACCAGAAGATTCGAGAGACGGAAGCGAAGCTGACGGACGCGTTCCCGGTGGTAGTGGGGTGCGATCCGCAGAATAGCGGCAAGCCGGGCGTTTGCACCGAAGTGTCGCGGTCGCTGGCAGCGAAGATGCTGGCAGAGGGAACCGTGCGCGAGGCGACGGCAGACGAGGCGAAGGCCTTCCGCAAAGCGCAGGCGGACGCGCGGCGCGCGGTAGAAGAGGCGGAGGCGGCCCGGACAGTTCAGTTCAAGGTGGTCTCCATGGATGACGTCCGGAAGTTGGCGGGCGGCGCGAAGGGCGCGCAGGACCGGGCATAATATGGCGCTGTTCACAGACGGTCCCCCAGCCTGCATCGACGACCTATCGGCGCAGGACTCGCAACTCCTCAACATTGCCAATGTCGAGGGGATCGACGTGACGCAGAAGCTGCGGCTGGCGCACGAAGAGATCGGCATACAGTTGTACGCCGCACTGGCGCGGTCGCAGAGTCCGGAGCAGCCATTCTGGCAGCCAGCCGGGTCGGCTCTGGAGAACGTGGTGGTGACTCCGCCGCTGAAATTGTGGCACGCGTACCGGGCGCTGGAGATGGTCTACGCGGATGCTTACAACAGCCAGTTGAACGACCGGTACGCCGGCCGCAGGGATCAGTTCCACGGACTGGCACAGTGGGCGCACGAGAAGCTGGTGCAAATTGGCATAGGCATGACGCCGTTGCCGGTAGCGCAGGCTCAGCCGCCGACTGTATCGGCGACCGCGGGGGGACCTCTGCCGGACGGCACTTACTACGCCACGATGGCGTGGGTGAACAGCAGCGGCGCGGAAGGCGCGGCGGCGGCGCCCACGGACGTGAATATCGAGGCAAACACGATTCGCGTGTCACCGTCCGCGGCTCCAGGCGGGGTGGCGGGATGGAACGTCTATGTGGGCACGGATCCGCGGTCGCTCATTCGCCAGAACAGTCAGCCGCTGGCCCTGGGCGACGTGTGGCTGCAGTATGTGCCGCCGGCTTTCGACGGTGCAAAACCGGGGACGGGACAGACTCCCACTTATGTGCACCCGATACCAAGGGTGCTGCAGAGAGGCTAAATGACTAAACAGATCGGCAGCCTGGCGGCCGGAAAAGTAGTGCAGCGCATTACGGCGTCGGCAGCATTCGACGCGACGCAGATTCGCACACAGAATGCGGCGGCCGATTTGGCCGAGCGCGGCGAACCGGTGGTGTATCCAGCGGTGAACGTTTATTGCGAAAAGATTGTGAACGGCTTGACGGAGAAGTTCCGGCGCTTCTCCGGCACGCTGCAGATGGGGATTGAAGTCCGCCACTCGCAGGACCGGTTGGCGGGACTGCAGGATCGCCTGGAGGTTTCCGTCGACAGCCTGATGCAGACGCTGGACACGGCGCGGGGCGATTGGGGCGACGGGATGTACTACGCCGGCGGATATCAGGCGGCATTCACCGCAGCCAAGCAGGGCGGCAAGAATTACTTACAAACAGCGAAGATCACTTTCGAGATTGGAGTGAGTATCAGTTAGCTATGTCATCCTATATTTCTTCAAACGCAAACCGCTTCTATACGGCGCTGGAGAGCGCGTACGGCAGCGTGGGAGCCATCACGTCGAGCAACCGGATTCCGGCATTGAAGCTGGCGATCCGGCAGCAGCGCGAGGCGGCAAACCGGAAAGACAAAACCGGTACACGGACATTCGCCGGACTTCCCCCGGGAGGACGGCTGAAAACGACCTTCGACCTGCAAACGTACATGACGAGCTGGCATCCTCCGGCGCCCCCCGGCTACGGTCCGCTGTTTCAGGCGGCACTCGGAGGCGCGCCGCAAGCCTTCACGGGGGGCACCGTGGCGTCGTGCACGGCGGACGGAAAGTTGGGCTTCGCGGCGCCGCACGGGCTCACGGCGGGGAGTTCGGTGACCTCGGGCGGAGAAATCCGATTCGTGGCGGCAATCATCGACGCGTCGAATGTGCAGCTCAATGTGCCGTTTACGGTGCTGCCGGCGGCAGGCGCAGCGGTCGGTCCCACGGTGACGTACGCTCCGGCGACGGAACTGCCGAGCGTGAGTCTGTTCGACTTCTGGAGTCCTGCGACCGCGGTGCAGCGCGTACTGTGCGGCGCGGCGATCGACCAGATGGAGATCGCGATCAACGGCGACTATCACGAGTTCCACTTCAGCGGCGAAGGGCAGGACGTGGTGGACAGCAGCAGCTACACGGCGGGCGCGGACGACCTGGTGAGCTTTCCGCAGGAGCCGGCGCTGGACACTTTCGACTACTCGATTGTGCCCGGAAACATGGGACAGGCGTGGCTGGGTGCTTCGGGCAAGCAGTTCTTCACGGTGACCAGCGCATCGGTGGGAGTGAAGAACAACCTGGACACCAGGACGAAGGAGTTCGGCTCCCATGTGCCGCGGGCGATCTCACCGGGTACGCGGCAGGTAACGGCTGCGTTCGAGCTTTTCAGTCAGGACGATGCGGCAACGGCGGAGTTATACCAGGCGGCGCGGCAGCAATCTCCCATCAGCGTGATGTTTCAGTTGGGCGAAGTGAGCGGCCAGTTGATGGGCGTGTATCTGAAGAGCGTGGTGCCCGAAGTGCCGGAGTTCGACGACGGCAAGGCGCGGTTGCAGTGGAAATTCCGGCCCTCGCGCGCGCAGGGTACGGCAGACGACGAAATCGCGGTGGCATTCGGGTAGTTATGACTTACGAAAGCGAGTGTGTGGTGGCTTCGCAGGTGGCCGAGGGAGTGAGTTACACGGTAGTGAAGCTCTCCTTCGCCCGGCGCATGGAACTGATGCGGCGGGTGCGCGACCTGGCCAAGCGAGTGGAGTTTCTCGAGGCAGGACAAGAGGCGGCTGGCACGATGGAGGCGGCGCTCCTACGTGCAGAGGTGGACCGCCTCTTCCTGGCCTGGGGTCTGCGAGCAGTGACGGGGTTAGCTATTGACGGCGAGAACGCCTCCCCCGAACTGCTCGCAGAGAAGGGCCCGGAAGATCTCTTCCGGGAGGCTCTGGCGGCCGTGCGAGCGGCCGCCGGGCTGAGTGACGCCGAAAGAAAAAACTGATTGTCGCCTTTCATTTTCAACTGTCCAACCAGGCCGGCTGGAGGTGCGACGTATGCCGAAAGAACGGCCTGGAACAGAAACGCCGCTGCGGCTGGCTGCTTGAAAAATGGCCGGCGGGTGGGCCTCCGGTGTGGGGTCGCAAGGGCGTCTGGCTGGACGAGTGCCCGAAGTCGTACATCGCGGCGGAAAGCGAGGCACTGGTGGAGGAGTTCCTGGTATGGAGGCGAATGGGCGGCAGCTCCGAGCGGTTGAGCGCGCGCCAGGTGGATGCATTCGTCCTTCTGGAGAAAACGTTAGCGGAGGTGAATGATGGCCGGCAACACAGAAGTCCTGATGCAGGCGTTTGAAGGGCTGTTTCAAGAAAACACGGCGGGAGGCGGCGCGGAACTGACGCAGTCCCTAACAGAGACCGTGAAGCAGTTGAGCCAGGTATCGGCGCAAATGGCGGGCGCGCCCGCGGCGGCGACTCCGGCGGGGACGAACACCCGCGGCGGCAGCAGTACGAGTTCCAGCAGCGGCAGCGATGGAGGCCCCAGCGTGGGTTCGATCGCATCCACATTCCTGGAGGGCGGGTTGGGAATTGTGCCGCTGATCACGGGACTGGTCGGCCTGTTCGGTGGCGGCTCGGAGGCGCCACCGGCACTGGAGAAGTACGCCATGCCCTCGGCGATTTCGTTTCAGAGTGCGGAGACGGGAGGCGGACTGGCAGCGTCGGACTTCGACCAGACGGGGGCGCCGCGAGCATACTCGCCGGCCGCGGGTTCCGGAGGCGGCGGGGGCGCGGCCGCTCCGCAAGTGACCGTGAACGTGCAGGCCATGGATGCGCGCTCGTTCATGGATTACAGCGGTGAGATCGCGCAGGCGGTGCGGGGGGCGATGTTGAACCTGAGCTCCCTGAATGACGTGGTGAACGAACTGTAAGAGGGAGGCCAATCCAACATGTTTCCGAAATTGAAGAGCGGCGCGGTGGCGCAATATCCAGCGACGAAGAATGTGCAGTTTCAGAATCAGACTCTGCGCTTCGTGGATGGCGGCGAGCAGCGATATCGCGGCTGGGCCGAGCCCCTGCGTCGTTGGACCATCCGGCTGGATGCGCTCGACGAGAGTGAGATGGCTGCGGTGGAATACTTCTTCGTGCAAAACCAGGGACAGTGCGGAACGTTTTCCTTTACCGACCCGTGGGACGGCGCGGTACATGCCAACTGCAGTTTGGCGAGCGAGGAACTGTCCCTGGAGTGGACGGACGAGATGCGCGGCCGGACATCCCTGACCGTGATTGAAAACCGGAGTTAACGAATGCTTATCTATCCACAACTTTCCACGGGAGCGTTGAGTCAGTTTCCGATCAAGAAGCGACGCCGGTCGCGAAGCGTAGTCAACACCGCGGCCGACGGCAGCAGGGTGACGTATGAGGATGCGACCGGAGGGACCATCGAGTGGCAACTGGCCTATACGGCGTTGAGTGACTCGGAACTCGCGGCGCTACAGGCGCTCCACGAGGCTGCGGAGGGATCTCTGAACGGCTTTACGTTCGTGGATCCCACGGCCAACCTGCTGGCCTGGAGCGAGGACTTGAGCAACGCCGAGTGGTCACGGGGTCCCATGCTCACGGCGACGCTGGCCACGGGAAGCTGGCGGCTAGCGAATACAGGCGCGGGGCCGCAGAGCATCACCCAGACGCTGAACGCTCCGGCGCAGTATCAATACTGCTTCAGCGTTTCGGTGCGAGCGGACCAGCCCACGTCAGTCACTCTCCTGGTGGGGGCGAATCGCGCATCTTTCGCGGTGGGGAGTGACTGGACCAGGATTTCGCTGGCGCGCACCGGAGTCACTTTCGGAATTGAATTGCCGGCGGGCGGCGTGGTGGACGTGAGCGCGCCGCAGGTGGAGGCGCAGGCCGCTCCATCGAAATACAAACCGAGTACCACCGGCGGGGTGTACGAGAATGCGCGACTGCGCGACGACGCGTTCGCGTTCACCACTACCGACGTCAATCGACATGCAGTTACGGTGAATATCCTTTATGCAAATCATCTCTGAGCTGAAAGAAGAGGCAGTTTCGGACGCCCCGATTATCGTGTTCGACTGCATACTGGCGGACGGCCAGAGTGAACACTGGAGCACTCACGCGGTGACAGTAGGCGGAATACGCTACCACGCGCGAGTGCTCCAGCATAGTTCTTTCGACATTCAAACGGCTTCCGACCAGGGTGTGGACGGCAGCCCTCGCATCTCGCTGGTGCTGGCGAATGCCGACTCGTATTTTTCGGAAATCGAGCGCGCCACCGGATGGAAAGGCGCGCGCCTGACGGTGAGCTTCCTGTTTTACGATCTGCGGAACGACGCGGCGTTGACCGACGCCACGGTGGTGTTCCAGGGAATCTGCAATCCGCCCGACCAGATCAAGGAAGCGACGCTGCGTCTGACCGCCACCAATCGGATGAATCTGCAGCGACTGCTGCTGCCGGAAGTGCGGATTCAGCGGCGGTGTCCTTGGAACTTTCCGGCGACGCCGGCACAGCGGACGGAAGCAGCGGACGGCGGCGCTGACGGCAAATATTCGTTGTACTATCGCTGCGGCTACTCGGCTGGAGTGCAGGGCGGCGCGGGTCTGCTCAATGACAGCGAGCCCTTCACATCCTGTGGATACACGCGGACGGACTGCCAGGCCCGGGGCATGTCGCAGCGTTTCGGCGGACTGGACTTCGTGCCGAGCGCGATTGCGGTGCGCGGGTATGGCAAGGACTGGTCGACGTCCGCGATCTCGGTCAATCAGGCGCGGTACAACGACTTCGTACCGATGGTGTACGGCACCGCGTGGTACGAGCCGCTCACTGTGTTCGCGCGCAACGACGGCAACCTGACGCGCATGGAAGTCCTGCTGGGCATCGGCCAAATGCAAGGTGTACTCACCGTACTGGTGAACGGCGTGGAGATTCCGCTCGGCATCCCGGGCACTAACATGACGGGAACCGGATGGTACAACATCCCAACCCTGGGCACTCGCGACGGCGCATACGACGGCAACTTCACCGATGGCGGAGGCAATCCGGCGGGCGACCCTTACGGCAGTATGGCCTACCTGTCGGTGGTGGTGCCGAATCGTTTGAATGACGGCAACTCGCTCCCGTCGGTGAAGGTGCTGGCGCAGGGCCTGGTGGTGGCGACATACGGCGCGGACGGAACCTATAGCGGAGATCGGTTCTCCAGCAATCCAGCGTGGATCCTGCTGGACGTTCTTCGTCGCAGTGGATGGAGCGCCGCGGAAATCGATCTTGCCAGTTTCTCCGCGTCGGCGGCGTACTGCGATGTGCCGCTGGCCACCACGGACCTGAACGGCAATCCTATTTCCGTGCCGAGATTCCAATGCAATGTGACGATCCAGAAGCGTCGCAGCGCCGGCGACGTGATTCGCGGGGTTCGCAACGCGGCTCGATTGTTCCTCACTTACGGCAGCGGCGGAATGTTGCAATTGCGCGTGGAGAATACCGCCGCGCTGCAAGCTCCGTCGAAGCCGGCATGGTCGAACAGTAAGGAACTGTTGAACGCCGGTTGGCCGTCTTACGAATTTGGCGACGGCAGCAACGGTTTCTCGGGCATCCTGCGGCGGCAAAGCGGCGAACCCAGCGTGACGGTCTACTCGCGCGCCATCTGCGATACGCCCAATAGCTTCAACGTGGATTTCCAGGACGGGCTGAACGCGTATCAGCAGGACAGTTACTCTGTGGTGGACGCGGACGACATCGCCCGCGCCGGGCAGCAGGTGACGTCCACGCTGATGGCGGTGGGGCTGGCGAATTATGACCAGGCGGCTCGCATTCTCAAATTCCAACTCGATAAGTCCGTGCGGGGCAATACCCACGTCGAGTTCGAAACCAGCGTGCGGGCATTCGGCGTTCAGCCGGGGGATTTGATCACTCTGACTTACCTGAAAGAAGGCTTCGTTCGTCAGCCGTTTCGCGTTTCGAAGATCTCGCCCGCGACTAACTATCGGACCGCGGTGATTACTGCGCAGATTCACGACGACGCGTGGTACGCCGATTCGAATGGGCAGAGTACGGCGCCCGGGTCGGGCCAACAGGGCAGCAGCGGAATCGGACTTCCCCGCCCTCTTCTGGGCAGTTTGGTGGATGGCGATGGTGACGTGCAGTTTGGCATCGTAGAGTCGGACACGACGGCCGACGATGGCACGATGGAGTCGACCGCGAGCGTGAGTTTCACCGCGCCCGCTGTGCAGTCGGGGACCGGACCGGGCGTGCCGCTGATCGGGCTGACCCCGCTGGTGGAGACTGGCGGCTCGCTGAAAGGTGGGCAGGTAGCCTACTACGCGGTTTGCGCGGTGGATAGCGCGGGCAATGAAAGTTCACTGTCATTCCTGGTGCGCGCGATTGTGACCGCGGACGAGAGCAAGGTCACGATCGCAGGCCTCAGTTTCGCCCCAGGCACCGCGACCTTCCACGCGTATCGCGGAGTGACTCCGGCGGCGATGTACCGCATTGCATCCAACCAAGCGCCCGCCGCACAGTTCGTCGATACCGGCCTGCCGGAGGAACTGGTCTCGCCACCTGACGCCAACTTCGACCACGCCAACTTTTACTGGCGCATGGAGATTCAGCCGGAGATCGCAGTGACTGCGCACGCTGCCTCGAGTGTCTCGAATCAGACCCTGGCGATGGATGCGAATGCATATCGAGGCATGACTTTGCGGATCACGCGGGGAAAGGGCGCGGGTCAGGAGCAAGCTATCGCCGCAAACGACGCGACCAGCCTGACCACCGTGCGGCCTTGGGTAGTGGAACCTGACGCTACCAGCTTCTTCGCCGTGACGGAGGCGGGCTGGCATTTCGGCGCGCTCACGAAGAGCAGCCCGGTGCAGTTCTCGATTCCGAATCGCGCGGGAGAAGTCGTGCAGGTCACGGGACGCGCGGCCAACGTCAACGATGTTGAGTGCGCTCCGGAGTTGTCGCTGGTGACACGATGGCAGATCGGAGGCTCCGGGGGCGCAGACCTGGACGTGGCGCCGGCTCCCTTCTTCGGTCTGTCGACCGCGTCAGGCAGCGGCGTGGTCACACTGAGCGGCGTATCCTTTCCGCAACTGGACAACACGCACACCATATCGGCGGCGACGCTGACCATGTACTACTGGGACGAACTTCTGGGGCTGTCTCAGTTTTCGCTGGGAGGCTCGCTCGCGACCGCCGATACGTCGGTCACTCTGAATCTGGCTGGTCCCGCGGGTGCGGGCGACATGATCCAGATCGACGCCGAAATCATGCAGGTCACGGGTGTACAGGGCGCGCAGTATACGGTGACTCGTGGAATACTCGGAACGCAGGCGGCAGACCACAGCGCGGCGGCAGCCGTATACCACCTGTCACTGAAGACGGTGATCGCGGCGTTTCCGAAAGGATTCTTTGGGAGTCCTTACAGCGGCAGTTGGAGTTACCCCATCGTGATGCCCGATGTGCGGATCGGCGGCGCGCAATTGTTCGTGACTAACAGCAAAGGCGAGAGTCCCACGGCAACAATTGCGCTGACGCATTCGGTGGACAACGGACTTCGCACGTACGCGGGCGGCCAGTATTCTCTGCAAGTGGACGGGTATTTGGCGGTTGAGCTATCGGCGACGCCGCCGGTGGTTGTCGATTCCAAGCGCTCGGTCCGCGACATCTACGGCGTACTGGGAACGGCCGCGGACGCAGCGGTGCAGTTCCAGGTAAACGTAAACGGCGCGCCATACTGTCAGTGCACGTTTCAGCCAGGACTGATGGTATCCAGCAGCGTCAGCGGTCTGACGCTTCCACCGCTGGAACAGCAGTCCCAAATCACACTCTCAGTGCTGTCGGTGGGCTCCACGTATCCGGGCGCGGATCTGACTGTGGTGGTGCGACTCTGATGGCGGACCTATCCAAACTCCGTCCAGACCGCGACTTGCAATGTTACTTCCGGCAGCCCTCGGCTATCGCGGCGCTGAGTCAGACGAGTGCGACCGGCTTGACCGTCTCCGGCTGCTGGCGCGAGCAGTTCGATTGGGCTGTGGTGGAATGGAATCGCGATAACGTGTTCGAGCATCCGCTGCTGCGCAATCTGCCCGACGGCGACCTCAGCGGCGTCCGTCTCACGTACAAAGAAACGCGCACCGGCTGCATTCCGTTGGATTCCGTTTTGTGGCCGACGGTGGATTGGCCGTATCTGCGCGTATGGTCTGAGAACAGCGGCGTGGAGACTCTGTATCAGGTGCCGCTGGCGCAGTATGCCACCGGCTCCGCGGGCACTTACGCGGCGCCCACAGTCCAGTTTGAACTGCAGGGCACACCCGCTGCGGGAGACTATATCGAACTGGCCTGGCTCGATCAGCATTTCAACCACCTGATCAGCGGAAGCGACACCATCGCAACCGCGCTCACGTCCCTGGCAGCGGCCATTACCGCGAACCAGGCCACCAGCGGCGTCACGGCCGTTTCCAGCGGCAGTCTGATTGTTTTGACATATCTGGGAATGGCGGGCACGAATGGAAATCGAGTTGGCGTCTACGGTACCGTGCATGGGGCATGCACCGAATCGTGGGCGCAGGCGTGGGCGATGTTCAACGGCGGGACATCGCCCACTTGCTGGCAAATCAATCTGGACTTCAGCAGCTTGAAGGATATTCACGGCACCACAGTCCCGGCAACGAACGTACGCAAACTGCGGTGGACGTGGGCCGCCGACGTTCAGCCCGGCGCTTTTCAACGCACCGAGTTCTCAGCAGAACTGACCGATTGGACGGTTACCGGAACCGGGCTCGCGTACAGCGTGGCAGGACCGGGGTCCCGGCGCATCGAAGATGATTCGACCTCGCTGCTGTATCACGGGGCATGGTCTGAGGCTCGCGGGAATTTCTCGGGCGGCTCGATTCACTTGACCACGACGTTGGGCGACACAGTGCGCTGTACCTATACCGCGGCTGCCGGACATTCGCTGTACCTCGGCGCGCGATACGCGGACACAGGGGCCATGGTCACGGTCCAGGTGGACGGCAACGCGGTGCAGCACGTTCAATTACAACTCGCGTACTACCAGGACGGCCGCCGCATTCTGTCAGGCGAAGATGTGCTGGTGCGTATTCCTCTGGGTCAGTTCGCGGGAAATGCGCCGCACACGGTGACCATCACTCACGCGGGTCCAGCGAACTCGTACTTTTATTTTGACTTTCTGGACGTCGTGGTCGCGAGCAGCAGCATTCCGGTTTGTGACACGGTTCCGGCCACGAGTCTCGCCACGGATTGGGACACGCTCCATTCCATCGCCATCGCGCCGGAGCGGACGGCGTGGCTGATTCAGACTCTCGGTTTCCGCGGCCGCGTGAATCATTACGCCGGAGCGCTGTGGTTCTATGAGTTGGTCCCCGCCGGCTTCGCGTTCCCCTTTGCCACCATCACCTTCAGCGGAACATCGGAATTCGGCAAGACCACCACCGTCACAGTCGGCGGAACGCCGATCAGCCGTGTGAACCTGATCGGCGACACCCCGGAAAGCGTGGCGCAGTGCTTCGCGTTGCAGATCAATGCGGGCTCTACCGGTGTGTGGGCCAGCGCGGCGGGCGCGATTCTCACGGTCACTTCCCGGGCGATCGGCACAACCGCGAATGGCACCACGTTCACAGTGACCACCAACAGCACGCAATTTCACGCACAGGCCAGCGGACCATCTCTGGCTGGCGGCGTCGACGGAAAATGGCTGACCGATCTGGTTGCGTCGCCGCGAATCAATCGGGCCTGCCGCGATTGGAGCGTTGCCTTCTTCCGCACGCTGCACGCCGTCGCCATCAGCGTCACTACTTCCTTCAGTATGGAGTTGGGCAACGGAGACGATTCCACCACCGCCGCCATTGCGCAGCGCTATCCGAACGGCGACGCAGCCTGGCTGAACACTCCAGCGCTCCAGACGAATTTTTCTCCATCCAGCACCGCATTCTGGCAACAGGTCTACGTCGATATGGCCGGCCTGATGGCCAGTGCCGGCGTGCCTCCTTATTTGCAATTTGGCGAGGTGCAGTGGTGGTATTTCGCCGCTAAAAGCGGCATGCCGTTCTACGATGCTTACACCACCCAGACCTTTCAATCGCAGTATGGCCGCGCGATGGCCGTGATCGCCAGTGAGAATGCCGACCCGCAAAGCTGC